CTGTCAAATACTCATTAAATTTGTACATACTGAGCCTTATTCTTAAAGTAAAATTATAACCTATTTATAAGAAAAAGTAAATAGAAAAGAGCAGTTTTCGTGACATACTCAGGTCAGGGTGAATGGTATCGAGCGTGAGAGAGAGTGAGAGAGTCGCTCGATACCATCGTGTTACATTTTAAAGCCACCGAAGTCTTTTCGTCCAGCCTTTTTAGTCATCCACTGCATTTGATCATCTTCTTTCATGCGCTTTCCGTATGTTGTATTATCAAACACAGGTCCATTATCAACTACATCTTCTTGCGCCTGTTGCTCAACGTCATACAATCGCATCTTGGCTCGGTCAATACCAACCATGAACCTTTTATATAATCCAGGATCACCATATCGATTCTTCAACTGCTTGATCATAATCTGATTGATTTCATCAAGTTCTTCAGTCACAATCAATGCTGCCATGAAGTCAGCTGTAGCTGGCAAACCAAACGACTCGGAAGTATCAGTCAAGTCAATGTCACTGCTACCATAACCGCTACGAGTTGTTTGAGTAGCTGTAACGATGGGTAGGTTCTGCTCACCTGCCAAACCACGAATCTCTTCAGCAATGGCTTTGACCAATGTATATGAATTGTGATTACCTCCATTGCGAAGCCGAGAAGACATACAAATATTCAGATAATCAATATAAATGATATCAGGGGCAAATGATTTCTTCAACTTTAGTTCGTTGAGTAGATGTCGGAAGTGTCCAACGCCAGCAGATGCGGTGGGATATTCTTTTACAACTAATTTACCAGACGTCTTACCCTTTACCCTAGCAATCTTTTTATCATACATCTTCTTAGACAAGCTCTTTAAATCATCAAGAGTTACGTTGAGTAGATTGGCATCGATACGCTCCGCAATCTTTTCCTCAGCCATCTCCATTGTGATGTAGAGAACGTTCTTACCATCCATCAAATTAGCTGAAGCCATATGACACATTGCTAATGATTTACCTGCACCTGTACCAGCCATCAAAACATTCAACGTCTTACGAGGCAAGCCACCTTGAGTGATCTTGTTCATATATTCTAAGTCAAATGGGATTCGCTCTTCTTTGCGGTGGTAAAAGTCATATCGGTCATCAGCATCTTCGATAAAGTCGTGACCAATATTTGGGTCGAATGATACAGCAAGGGCATCTGATAGTAACTCAGGAATCGCACCTTTATCTCTATCTTCATTGCCAGATTTATCTAGGATACTAATACTATCCATAATGGCATTGTAAACAGCCTTTTCCTGACAAAACTTTTCGGTTGTTCCGATTAGCCAGTCGGCATCCTCAGCTTGCTCAACATCAAGTTGAGATATAAATTCACCACACCTTTGGAACTCATCATCAGAAAGATTCTTAACTTCATCCATCTCGATTGTAAGTGCTTCCTTAGTAGGAAGTGAATTGTACTTTTGTATAAACGCATCAATTTGCTCATAGACCGTTCTCTCAACTCGGTCAGCAAAATACTCAGACTTTAAATATGGGAGTGTTCTTCTCGCATATATTTCGTCATTAAGCAGATGCCTCAGTATCAGTGTTTCCGTCGCCATTATCCATCTCTCTCATTTGCTGTTCAATAATATCTACAAGTATCCCGCCAAGTATATCAGAGGTGGCTTCGTCACCAGTATCAACAAGTTCGCCTTTCTCGACGTTCAATACTTCAAAATCAAGAATACCTTGACCATCTTCTTCTCTAAACTTAACGGTGTCATATTGGAAGACGACACCCTTTAAATCGCCTTCCAACACTTTGATCGCCCAGTGGTCGTCATGATATGAGTCTTTATGCTCAACCAATTCATACTTAACTGGCATCTTCAACCTCCTCAACGACCTCATCAATGCCAACCTGACCATACTTAAATTCTTTGTTAGCAGCAACTTCAAGCTGAGCCATAATCTCGTCAGTAAAATACTCTTCAGGATTATTGTTAATTGCCTTACCAAATACTTTACGACCATCAGGTAACTCGAATCGAGTAGATACTTTTTTGATAATATCATACTTCTCGGCAAGGTCAAGCAAGCCATAGTACCGATCAAGACCAGTCTCGTATGATAACTTCACTTCAACCTTTTTCTGTTCTTTAGTGAATCGAGACTTATGCATTGTTACCTTGATAATATTACCAACCACATCAGTGCCATCTCTATCTTTCTTCTTACCAAGCATAGCAATCGAAGAAGCAGCATATTTAAGACCAGCACCGCCAGTGATTTCTTTGGTGGGAATATACGCACCAATAACATCATAGACGTGGTTAGTAACTAGCAGAGGAACATTAGCTTTAGCCAGCTTCAGTGAAAGAACTCGGAACGTGCCACGCAGTAACTGCGACTTGGTCATATCACGTTTCTCGCTACCAGCTTCAGTGTCAGCAAGTTCTTTAGCTGATGACAACATACCAAGAGAATCGAGTACCATCATCATCGGAGGAGCGTCTTTACCTTGCTCAATATAAGTAGACAAGATACGAGTCGCATTAGTACGGAACTCTTCAATCGAAGATGGCTCAGAAATAACTACACGCTTGGTATCGATACCACGATCATCCATCATCTGCTTAGTAACAGCAGCCTCTGTATCAAAGTAAATAACACCACCGTCTTTGTTATCTTCAAGAAACTGCTTGAGTACCCCAAGTACAAAGAATGTTTTACCAGTAGCAGACTCACCAGCAAAAGCGGTGATCTTATTATTAGGAACACCGCCATAGATACTACCAGAAATGGCAGCATTTAAAATATAAGATCCAGTGTCAATAGATCCCGAAAACTCAGAACTATTGCCACCATCAGCAAGAAGGGAAGTATTATCAATTCCCTTCACCATATCAGTTAAAAAACTCATACAAAATTTTCCTCACAAGGTTTATCAATCCACACATTAGTCGCAAAGCACCTTCTCATGCCTTCGGTGACATGAGTCACACGATGCACTGTACCAGAATCAAAAATAATTAATCTGTTAGGAACAGGTTGTATCCGCTCTACGTCTATCTCACGATCGCCTCTCCTGATTTCTAAATATCCTTCAGTAGGGAGATCTTTGTGGGCATAATAAACTGATCCAATATATGGAGTATTCAATTCACCATTCCCACGGTCATACAAAAACTCATCTTTATCAAAATGCCAAGGCAAGTCCTGCTTCCTTCCAGGAACTGACATAATATTATTCCAATATTCAATACCATCATAGTCATCTGGAAGTTTCAAATATTTATCACCAACATATTGCCATATCTTTGTTGCCATATTTTCCCAAATGTTACAAGGATTTGAACCCTTATCCATAAAATGATATGGTAAAGTATCAAACCAAAAACGATCATGCTGAATATCTAACAGCAAAGGATCATCATCTTTTAAGAAATTATCAATAACTAATAGCATAGTAACCTATTATATAATTATTCAGGGCAAATGTCAACTTTTATATATCTTATCAATTAAATCACTGAACTGTTCTAACTTACCCATACGATTTGGCCAATAGATATAATCCTTTTCAGGATTCTTAGCCAAGTTGTTAAGTAGTGGTTTAAATGTATTGTACAAGTCAGCACACTTTGCTTCCCATGTATCAACCTCTGCAGCTGCAGTTTCAGCAGCAGTGCTGGCTTTCTGTACAACGTCAAGTTCGTCTTCAGTGACAGCCGTAAATCCAAAGTCAAAATCGAAGTCGCTCATCTTTCTTCTCCTATCCAAAAAAGTCTTCAAGGCTGGATTTCTTCTCATCATTCCAACCAACCGACTCTAGGATTATCTTTAGTGGGTCGAGAAACGCTTTGTTAAATTGCGTTTCGTAGTCTATATAACCGCTCAAGCCAAACTCTCTAGGCAACGTATTCATTACGCTGATCACATTATGTTTGGCGGGATTAGGACTATTTAGGTAACAGAACTTCAGCTTCTCGCCATCTTTCACCAATTCATACCTTTTCTCAAGACCGTGCTTTTTAATCAGATGATTGTAAACCAGACCGCCCCGAACGTGTATTGGTGTGCTTTTCGGGATAGTCAATTCTTTCTTACCATCATCATATTTACCAAAGTCTGATACAGATCGAGGAAAGGCAACTTCTTCAAAGGGCAACTGCTCAAACTTCTCCCTGAAGTCAGATATGAATTGCTGCGCAGATTGTTCATCCTTGTTCATAATAATATTAATTGCTTCCTCAAGTGCCGTTCGGCAAGACTGCGGTGTCGATGACTTTACAGTTTCGATACCCATCATCTTGAGTTTCGGCTTGGCGTATCGGACTCCCTCGTTATCATACACGTTCATCATGTACCGTTTCTTAGCAGTCCAGATAGCTTTATCCGCAATAACCTCTCGCTTCATAAACATCTTTTGGTCATACGAGTTTGTTATTCTTGCCAGTTCTTCATAACTTTTATCAATAAAAGGTTCCAACTTCTCAGCTGCAACTTTGTCCAGGAAATTGACGATCTTGACAGGGTCACTTCCCTCTTCAAAGCATTTGCGTACAAGTGAATCGAAATTGACATAGATAGAATCCGTATCCGATGCAATAACATAATCAGCTTCGGATGTTTGAAGTAACTTATTAAGGTATTCATTAACTCTCCTCTCAATCCATTTAATTGACAACTGCCCTGATAGTGTGATTGCTTCCGCTTTCCTCACATCGAAGAAGCGGAAGTATTTGTTACCAACCGCACCATAGGCTGAGTTTAGCTGAACTTTCTTAGCAAGCTGTAGGTTCTTGTACTTACTAATATCTTTGATGACCTGTTTCTTGCGTTCGAGAAGGTCAGCTTTGCTCATATTTTCAACCATTAAACAATCAATCCACTCACAGCTTGACGATACGCTTTCTCAATATCTTCATTACTTTCG